TTACGGGCAGGCCAGGGAGTGGTTTCATCCTGGGGCAGGGACTCGTAGACATCGGCAACCTTGTTGATATAAGTAAGAGCTTCCTGTTTGAGTTCCGGGGTATAAGGGTAAGGCTCTACAAAAGGTTTGATGATGAACTGCTGGGCGACCGACATGGGGAACCTGGGGCCGAGAAGATTCGTTTCTTTGAAATCCAGCATGGCAAATTCAATCTCGGCTTCATCCATACCGGCATCGCGGCAGGCAGATTCGACCGCGGGGGCGATGGTATCGTAAATTTTGGAGCGGTTGACGATGCGGATACACTGGGTTTTGTTGCGCGAACGGGATGTGGCGTACCAGGTGTAACGGATTTCGACATACTTGAGCATGATCCAGGCGAGATTTTTGACTGTATAACCGGCCTGTTCCAATGCCATAGCGTAGATCACGAGCTGGCGGCCATGCTCCAATAAATCTGACGGTTTATACCGAGAACTGGTTTTAAGGTCATAGACAGATACCGTACCGTCATCATTCAGCTTGGTTAAATCAATATAGCCTTGCAGGGCGCGGGTAGGATTGACGCGGAGGATAACCAACTGCTCGATAATGTATTTGCCGCGAGGCGGGTAGAAGTTCTGGCAGAAGTGGGTCATATCCTTGATCCATTTCTCTTTGATGGAGTCATTGCCGCGAAAATCCTTAGGAAAGGTAAGGCCGAGGGTTTCACATTCATCCAGGGCATTATGTAGAGCGGGAAGAAGGTCATCACAGGTTGCTTTGCCTTCGATGAGGTCTTCTGTGACTTGATGGGATGCTCCTCCTAGCAGACCATAGACACTTTGAAGTCCGGGTTCATGCTTAATATAGGAGTACCAGGATTCCAACAGGCAGTCGTTTATGCAATTAAGCTTGGAATACGAATAGACATGAACTCCCTGCTGACGGAGCATCTCAATTCTGGAATCTTTTGGTCTATCTGACAGAAAGAACACCTCCTAATCTGTAATTTCAACTTCATACTGGTACATGGCATCGTGACACCTTTTAGTAATATTGCCGTTAGCATATTCACTGTCCGCAATTTGCTTAATAATGTCTTCTTTGCATTTTTTATAGGCAGCAAAGGCCATTTCTGGAGTTGAAAATGTTCCGAGATAATACTGACGTTTGCTAACAATCGGATTACTGCACATAGCCATATAATTGTTGTGGTTTTTCATTACCCCTATAGGAAGATCCCCTCGATTCTTATCTTTTTTAACGAAGAGGGTGTTGACATTATTAGGAACAAGACAACAATTTTTAGGGCTGTATTCTTTGTTCCCCTTACCACCAATGATATCCTTGTCAAGACACCATCTTTCGCCGTTCTTCCATTGGAGATAATTATTTTGAGATGTGATCCATTTACAAAAATAAGAAAAATCAGCGAATTCGGCAGAGACATGAGCGTTTAGATAGGTGTTATGGTATTTGACCTTATAGTAAGTGGAACAGCGGTACAACATATCAGCCCATACTTGATATTCTCTGGCATAATTGCTTTTTCTATAGGTTCCGTCTCCCCAATAGCCAATGCCATATACGTTAGGATAACGATAATTTTTAACCAACCCTTTGGCCAAATTTGAATAAGTGCATATACGAGTTGATGGATATTGTCCAATGAATTCGATTTGTAATTTAGAGAGTGTGCCGCCAATAATTTTTGCGACTTGTCCATTCTTCATGGTGTAACATTTGCCAATTAGTTCTTGCAGGCGGGGGTCTTTGGCGCGTTCGATTATAACCACCTCACTTTCGTTTGCAGGCAGGCGACATAGGCATCGCGGCCAAGGTCGGCGGGATTTTGTTTGCTGCCTGCGGGGATAATATCGTGGTTAGGGTCCCAGACATAGCCGACCCTGGTAGTTAGAATTAAATTGTTCTGGACAAGCTTGGCGGCTTCTTCCCGGATAGCGTCTTCTTCTAATCCTTCATCGAGAGCGAGAACAATAGTTTTGGGGCGAAGAGAAAAGATCATGCTGCGCTGAGCCTGGGAGACATGGCAGCCGCAGAGACCGAGCGAGATATGGGCACCGAATGATGCGCACTGCATGGGGGCTTTTTCCGATTCAAAAAGGACCACGTTCTGGGTTTCGATGATGCGCTGGTAATTTTGCTGCAGGGCGAACAGAGTTTTGCTGCGCGGGCAGCTGACGATGGGATACCAGCGGTCCTGATGGGGGCAGTTGGGGTCATTGGAGCGGCCCATGATGCCGCAGAGCTGGCCATCAAAATTACGCTCCGGGATGGTAATACGGTTGGAAAGAAAATCATAACCAACCTGAAATTTTTGCTGGGTTAAGTAATCAATGCCATCGCGGAAGAACATTTGGCTGTACTTGCCCAAGTATGGCTGCAAAGTTTCCTCTGGGATGGGAGACACGGAGTAATCCTCTGGCTGATCAGGGAGGAGCTTGCGGTAGAAGCCGCCGAAGGGGTAGTGAACTTTGGCCGAGAAATCATTCTGGTCGAGATCCAGGACGGTGGTGACAAAGGTTAAGCTGTCCGGGAAAGTGCAGTTCAGGCGCGACATGATGAGGGTGAAAAGATTGCCTTTGCCGTTGGTGGAAAAGCAATAAAACCGTAAAGAATCAACATCCAGAACAATGCTGGTAGGGTTGGTGCCGTCCGCCCGTGAAAAGCGGAACTGGGCTTTGGCTGAATTAAACGTAATGTTTTCATAGCCAAGGGTTTCGAGGATGGTGTAAATATCATCCGAGTGGCCGATCAGGCGCTGGGAGAGGAGTGCCGCATTCATGGGCGCACCCCCTTTAACGGCCGATGGCTACATGGTCATTGCGGATGGTACAATAGCCGACCTCTTTCCAGTTGTTCCAGCTGAGGTTTGCTTCATACAAAAATTGCTGACCGTCTTCATCGTTACGGGTTTTATCGAGAAAGGCAACGATGTACTTTTTGGTTTTATCCAGCGTGATGGGGGTGGTAAATTTTTCCCAGGTGCCATCCGGTTTGCGAGTACGGGTGTATGCGTGACAATCACATTTCTCGCCTGTATATTCATCCTGCCAGAGTTCCCGGATATAAATCATTTCGGAAAAGACCTCTTTGATTTGCTTACCGTTGGAAAGGGTGGAAGCATCGAGAAAGCGCTGGTTTTTCATGTAGAGGGCCAGCTGATAGGTACAGACGATGGAGACGTTTTCCCGGCTGGCACACTGGAAAATTTTGCGCGAGGACTGCAAGAGCTGGCGATACATTTCCATATTGCCGCCGTCATCGTCCGACTTCATGGTGTCCCACAGGAACATCTGGTAGCCGAGTTTAGAATATTTGCGAACCGACTTGATGACGCGGGAGGTGTCGTTATCAAACATTTTGATGAAGCGGATGGAAGAGTATTTCTTTTGGCTGATGGCTGCCGCTTTACACAGCATTTCTTTTTGTTCATCCGTGAACTTGCCGACCTTGAGATGCTTGCGAGTCATTTTCCAGTAGCCGAGATCATTGGTGAGGATATGGATGGTGAGCAGCTGTTTGTAAGCACGGACCTGCATTTCGTTTGAAATGATGCAGCACTTGACACTGGATTCGGTTAAAGGCAGGATCATATTTTCAAACACGAAAGAGGTTTTGCCGGTGCCGGAGAAGCCGCCCAGCATGTAAAGATCACCAAGAGGAAGGCCGAGAGTGGCCCAGTTGAGGCGAGGGCAGTTTTTACCGTAATTCAGACCGACCGTTTCGCCCTTATCCAGCTCTGTGATATACGATTCATCAAAGGCGACAGATTCGACTTTCATATCGCGGGTGGAGTTCATGCTGATAGTGTTGAGCTGATAGTCGAAAAAATCGTAGACTTGGGAGTTGGACATGGAATCAAAACGGGAGGTATCCTGGAAAGTTTTGAAAAACTGCTCACAAAGATCGGAGAGGGTGTTGAGCTTGGAGATGCGGTCAAAGTAGGCTTCGACGTTATCAACATCCACGAGGGATTTGAGCTTTTCGACTTCCGGGTAGCCGCCGTAGGCCGAGAAGACTTTGCGGGTATCGGCTTTATCCGAAAGGTAAGTATCGACCGAAATGCTATCGAAATTGCGGAAGCCGGAATCATACATGCCGCGGCCAAGCTGGTAGTAGAAGAGGGCATCTTTGGTTTTGATGGTTAAATCATTGCCGAAGTTGACCTGATCGTACTCGCCAAACAAAACTGGTTCTTTCCAGAGGCAGAAGACAAAAGAGGCTTCGTCTTGAGCGCGGGAGGTATTGATTTTATCAAGACAGGTTTGGAGTTCGATATTTAGTCACCGCCTTCCAAAAAATCTGTGATATCTTTTGGCTGAGCAGCGGAAGTGAAATCCTGCGGGGGCGGAGCCTGTTGGGGTGCAGCCTGACGGGATTCAAATTCCTGCTGAGATTTGAGGCGGCGGGCAACATCGTTGATATTGTTGGTAAGGATGGCCATGAGGTAGGATGCTTTTTGATAGTCCGAACCGAAAGAGCGGGAAGCCAGAGCGTATTCAATTTTGGACTGGCATTCCTCCATGGTGGCAAGGACAGCGGCATAGCCGTAATGCTCTGCTGCTGTAT